TTGCGTCTACTTTTTTTTGCTCAAGCATTTGGTTGAGAATCCTTGCCGTCGTGACTTCTGTTTTGCCTAATATCTTGCTTACTTGTTCGATTGTATAATAACCCTCGGGTGCTGGGGGTGCGAATCTATCTTTAATGTGTTGTTGCAAAAGTTTCTGCCAAGGATTTTGTGGGGATTTCATTAGAAGGATTTTATGTTTGTAGGTAGGTGGAACTTGTTGCCTCGTTGTTTTGCTTGGAATACATCGTGGGTCTTGTCGGGATAGATTGCCCCATAAGCCCAGCCATTTTGCCAGCGGAGTCTGCGAAGCTGTCCTCGGTTGTACTCCGGCCGTAGTTGGCAAAGGGCACCTATATTCCAGCCAGATCGGTTGTCTATGGAGACGCTTCTAAAATAATCAATGGCGTGGGTATGCCCAAAGATAACATCCCCATAGGCATCGGCGTGTTGTTTGGCCGAGTGCATTGCGTGGCCGTAGCCGTGGACGAATGAAAGCCCACCGCACTTGTAGATGCCAGCAACAGAATCATAGGGAAACATCCTCGCCTTGGTCTCCTTCATTATCAATTCGATATTCTCTATCCCATCGTTGGCGTAGTCACGAGCTAAACCGCTTCGGCTGTTACTAGCCATATCAAAAATGCGCTCGTCGTGGTTGCCCCTTAAAAAGATTCTCTCATCCCCGAACTTGAAGAACTCTCGAATAAATTCCTCCCCGCAGTCCCAATCCTTTTGCAAACTCGATGCTTGCTCCTCATCCCCTGCCCCCTTGCGGATTGCTCGGAAGTCCCAGAGGTCACCGATGCAAACTACAAGGTCGGGCTTGTATTCCTTGGTAAAAGCGAGCAGAGCTTTCACCGATGGAGCGTCTTGTTCATCGCCGTGGATATCTCCACAAGCGACAAACTTAATTGGCTTCATAAAGGGGGTTTAGATTGTCCAGTTAGAGTTGTGTAAATAAGATTGCAACACTCTCTAGCCCTTGGATTTGTCAATGTCTCATCGGTGCATCCATCCCTTGCAAGCTCCATCACGATATGCATCTGGGAGCGAAGGGTCAAAAGATATGTTAGCTGGTCGGTCGCTTCCTCAATCGCATTTTCAACGAGCCTCACCGCTGGCATCTCCCAAAGTTTTGTCCCGCCGTGTTCCTCAACTCCCCGCTTGTATTTTTTCTCCATCGATTCGACCGCCGCCATTTGAAGCGTGGTCATATGAAGCTCGTGTTTTTTTGTAAAATGTTTTTGAGTTGTTTTCTCCACTCCTTGAGCTGATGTCATCCTTTTATCTGCTAGACCACGGACGCTTACTGACTAGGGAAATCTTTTGCTTGTTCACTTCTTGTTTTTGCGGAGAGATAAGCTCCCGCCACCCAGAAATGTTTGCGTCCTCAAGATGGGGCTGTTCCCAATCCAATCCACGCAAGCCGTGCTTCTCTGCAATCTTCCGTGTGATTGAATAGCCTTGGTCATCGTCCCACGAGGCCAGTAGATCACCGCTGGGGGTTCGGGCTAGGGGAACATAGTCGATTGCGTGAGAGCCTTTGCCTTGGTCAATGTGGAGCGATTGTGGGGGTATTCCACGAGCGTTTGTGACTTTGACCCCAGCTTTCGTGCGTCCACGGCTATAAAGCTCCTCCTGCTCTTGGGGGGTTCTAACCGAGCAGTAGATCAGAACTGGAATCTTTTTGCTCATCAACTCCGAGTACCAAGCCCCCACCCTCTTCCCAAAACTAGGCTCGCACTTTTCTATGTGGCCTCTTGACCTCTCCACGGCCTCCCGAATCGTCATTGATCGAGCCTCTTTCGGAGTCGTTCATTCTCCTCCACGAGTCGAGAAATCGTTTTGAGCGACTGCCCAAAAAGCTCTCGGTATTCTTCTGGGGTTGCCTTGGTTCGGTCGAGCTTGTCCCACCGCATAATGAAGTCGGTAATTGAATCTTGGTTCGGGACTTGGCCAAGGTCGTAAGGGCGGGTGGTTACGCACCCACAAAGCAAGCTAGCGACGATGAATCCAAGAATCGACCTCCGAATCACGGAGCTTTCGATTGTAAGCAATTTCTTCATCGTCCCTTTCCCTGCGGGTCTTGGCTCTATTTTTAAGCCACCAGAAAACAATCCCAACAACTCCTGCAAGCGAGGCGATGGCGGCCTCAAACATAACCTACTTCTTCGAGAACTTACTGAGGAACGAAACGATCTTGGTTAGCGTGGCTTCCGGCTCGTCACCGGGTATCAAAGAGGCAACCGCAATCACGGCAGACAGAAGGGCAACCAAAGCACCCACCCAAGCAAACACATCTTGAGACTGAACGAAGTTAAAGATTTGTTCCATAAGAAGGGGGGGGTGTCAAAGCCTAGCCCCAGTAGAGGTGTTGTATGTTCCTCCGTAAGACCACCAAAGTGTCGGGGTAAGGGTTGCCGACCCGCTAGTTATATTATACGAACCTTCATCGTCTTCATCATTTACATAAGTCATAGTGATTGGGATGTTTGTACCCAAGATTGAAATATTAAAAGCCGAAGAGTTGTTGGCGGCAAAATAGAACTCCAAAGGATCTACTCTTTCATCTACTACCCCACCAACCAAACCAGAGTTATAAAGACCTCCACTTGTCTCTGCTTGATAAAATCCTATTGAACAATAGGCGTCGGAAATTATATTTTCAAAAAGATTACTACAAACCAAGCCTTCCTCAAGGGTCTGTGGTTCTGCTGTTTCAACATCTCGACTGATAATGCCTGTAATTTCAGAAGAAATTGGAAAGGTATCCCCCGGATCGTCTGTGTTCGTGGCTATGCCACTTGCAGTAAATGTCCAAGTCCTAACACGCCAGTAGGTTTGCATAGCCTTTTCCAGCGTCCACGGACAATCTTCTGGGTCTCCTTCCACGATGCAGGATGGGAAATACCCACTTTTGCTAGCGTGTAGAACTTTTCCCATAGGATTTCGTTAGGGCAACTGCCCTGCGCTAATAACCGATGACGGTGATTCGAAATGTTTGAGCGGATTGAGTGATGTTGCCGTTGGTCGCATTGACCGCATCTATCTCCACCAAGTTTCCTGTTGTAACATGGCCAAAGAAGGACAGACCTTGGCAAACCACCGATGGTAGGCCGAGAAGCACGATGTCGTTGAGAGCGCATCCCGTGACTGTGGCGGTGATTGAGCTAGTTGAGTTTGAGTTCACTAGCCCGAAGTTAATTGAGGCAGTCGTTGTGAGGGTTCGGGGTGAAGAAGGCAACACTCCGTAGGTAGCGCCGCTTGCTACTAATCCCACATTGATTAGACCAGAAACAACATTGATGTTTGCGGGTTGGGCGGTAATACTTGCCCCATAGAATCCCATAGGAACATTGGTAAAGCCCAATCCAGTCCCATAAAGAAGAACATGTGTACCAGAGCTATTGTCTAATTGTCTATTATCCCAATCAATAGAGGATACGGCAAGGTAATCAGCAAGAATCTTACCAGATGAATTTACGCCAGTTGTAGAGTTGCGAACAAAGGCGGCGTAGCTCTCGGCAGAGGTAAGATAACTGGCTTGTGAGGCCGGAACGGAACTACCGCTAGTCAATAAATCCCTACGGACTGTAACATCGGTCTGAAGAATTGTCTTGGGTGTTCCGTTCTGCGTTAGCTTTACTTCGATCTTCGATGCGATTGTATCTGCACCAGCTTCGGAAAATAATTCCTCAAGCTCGGAGGTTGCCATTGTAACAACTGATTGCAAGAAGTTGCCAAAGATAACTCCACTAGCATCTAGGGTGAACGGAGTTGTGATATTAGTTAGCCCAAGGTTACGAACAAATGAAATGGAATAGTTCCCAGCATTGTTACCGACATCTACGCTTACATTCCCGCTACCAATTCCAGTTACAGCACTCAATGCTTCAGTAAAGCTAGTGGCATTTGCCCCGACTGGAATAGCCGTGGTCGAGTTAGCTCCAAAATTAAGAACAACCGAGCCACCCTCTGCATCTGACCCTATTGCCAGATCGTAGGTTTCATTTTTTGTTGAAGAACCATCTTGAACTTGAGTCAAAGAAACAACGCCAGCCGTAGGCGAGGCAACGAATGTGTCTGCAAACACGGCTGGATTGCGAACCAAACGAATGACTTGCTGGGCGGCAACCGATGCGGTTGGGAATCTGCGGGTGCTTACAAGAACCGAGCTTGTGGGGAAAAGAGTAAAGGCATCGCCCCCAAACGACAGAGCCGTACCGAGTGTTGCAGAAGTTATTAGGTATGCAAATTGTTCATTCCCATAGGTCGTTACAGTAACGCCGGTACTAGCAATTCCAGAAATAGAGGTATAAACTTGAAGCGGAGTCGCATTGAAAGAGATGGCATTTGAAGTTACACTATTGAGAACCAGCTTAAATTGTCCGTCCGTTGGGTCTCCATCAATACTACCGATGCCCAACTTAATTGAAGAGCCTGTTGTGTCTAAATCTCGAAGGAGTCCTGTTTGGTCTCTTTCCTGCAAACGAACTCGCAGATTGTAGGAGTCGTTTCGAGTAAGAGTCGGGAGCGTTCCATTCCTAGCTGACCCTGCGGCCACTAGGTTTCCATTGGTTGTGTCAATGTAGATGTCTAAACTTTGAGCCATTTAAGTGTTCCTTTATGTCAATTACTCCTCAACTGGTTTGCCAAGCACAAGGATTTCGGCTGGTTCTCCATTAGAGCATACATTCAGAGTGATTGCAGAATAATCTGCAACGCTACCGACACCGCCACCACCAGAAATCAATATGCCATTCTCTTCTTGCTTAATTGTTATGTTAGCCCCAGCTAAAGGCTTTGTGCTTTCAATTCTTCTTATAAGTTTATTGAAAAAGTCTTTGGTAAGAATAGACACACCCTGCAATTCGTTAAGTTGGTTCTCTCTCATTTAATTTCCTATCTTATAAAGGCGATTTGCTCAACTTCGGCATAGGTGTTTCTGGCAACCAAGAAAATCCCACGCTTCTCACAAGACACAGACAAAACGCAGTAGCCAAGATAATTAGCTATCGCCCCTGTGCCTGCTTGGAAAAAAGCTGATCTTGGGTCTTTTGGCATTACTGTTCCATTGATAGATTCTGGCATTTTTATTGTAGGAGAAAAGATCGCAACTCTTTCTAGGCCGCTGCCTTTCGATAATTGCATAGCCATAAACTCTGTTTCGCTTACATCGGTCACATACTCTGCCTCAATCACTAAGGGTGGGCCGTAAACTCCCTTGTCAGCCGCAGGGATAAGCCTTACGATGGCTGGGGGCAACCCAGTCGATGTAGTTAGACCAACATAAGTAACCAGCATTTGAGTTATTCCACCGTCTTGTTCTTCTGTTACAACAGACTCGACAACCATTCTAGAGTATTTTTTTGTAGATGACGAAAAGGCAGAATGAAGCGTGTTCTTTTCTGGGACAACCGCATCTCTGTTTGCCGTCTGAATGGCATAGGCCTCAATGATTGTTTCTAGGCCATTCGGTTCTTTGTTAAAGTTTTGCCTTTGCAATACCTTTGAGTCGATTGCCGAGCCGATGACTAGACTTGCCATATTATTTTACCACCGTTCCGGATTTCATAAGTTCAACCAATGTCTGTATTGCTTGTAAGGTTTCTTTGCTTAAAGTGCTTTGCTCCTCGCCCATGCTGGGGGACGATGGTTGCCCCAATCCAGACCTTATAGCCCTATCCTTCTCAAACTTGCTTGCGGCCGATTCCCTTGCAAGCTGTGATGGGTCAACCCCGCTTAACCCGCCCCGAATCTGCTCGCCTAAAGACGGCATTTCCCCTGCGGCCTGTTGGGCGGCCAGCTTTTCTCTGTCCCTCTGGGTTGGAGCAATCTTCTCTGCAACCTTAAAATTCTCTGTCTTGAGTTGTCTCTCCCTTTGTTTTCTTGCTAAATCAAGGGCTTGTCTGCCAGCTTTGCTTGCACCAAGCACGCCACCGCCTGCTTCTGTTGCTACTTTTGCAACATCAGCTTTTTTCTTTTCAGAGGCTTGCTCAAGTGATAATCTTTTTTGAGCTACCTCTAAATCTTTTTCTCTGCCTTTTCTGGTGAGATCATCAATAAGTTTTATATTTACACCAACATTTTTTAACTCGTATAATTGCTCTATCTGCTGATTTATTAAATCAAGCTGATATTGTGCTAATTGCAATTCTGCCTTTGCATCGGTAACAAAATCTGCTTGCGTCTTATTTCTTATCGCACCTAGCTGACGAAGTATCTTATTTTGTTTAACTGTTCGCTCTGTATTTTCTGCTTCTTCTTTGCCTTGCTTTGTTATCCTTTCTTCTTCTTTTCTTGTCGCAAGCAACTGCATTTCTGCATCTAAAAGTGATTGAGTGTCTTTGAGTGTTTTCTCTGTGCTGGACACACCAAGATCAAGGTTAAATAATTTTTCAATCCCCTTCATTATTCCGGCCATAGGGCCGAGTTGAGTTATTTTACCCCTCAACGATTCAATGGTTGATTCCGTTCTTTCTAGTGCCGATTGTGCTTGGTCAACGCTAGTGCTTTTAAAAGATGTCTCAAAGGCATCAGCCAAATCCTTTTGTGCTGAGTAGTAGTCGGTTGAGGCTTGTTTGACGGTTTCCCCAAACTTGTTCATCGCTCCGAGTGCGGCGTATCCAAAGATTCCTCCAGTTCCAAGCCTTGCCAACATTCCGAGGGATGTCCCTGCTTTACCCGCATTAAGCCCAAGACTAACAAGTGTCTTACCCAGCTTTTGAGCAGAGGCATTAGATTGCTTGAATGTGTCTGCTGTCTTTGTGGCCTCCTTCTGGACTCCTCGCAATCCAGTCGTGGCTTTGCGTCCGTCAATCTCGATCTCTCCTTTTAATACAAAAGCCATATATATTACCTTCTTCTATTAACCTTGTCAGCAATCTTCTGTTGCTCCTGTGCAATCTTTATCTTCATATCTGCCTCTTCTTCGTTAATTGCATTTTGTAGCGCACGAGGCCCGATCTTTGCCACGCCAGCCGCCGCATTAACAAATACTGCCTTAACCAAATCGCCAGCCGCAAAAACATTGTCAATTCCATAACCTAGTCCCGCACTCCCCCTTAACGCCCTAAAGAACTTTAATAGAACATTGTCGGGTTGAATTGTTTTTCCAATGGTCTTTCTGCTGAAATGATAGAATGGGGGCAACCACCCTGCGGCAATATATCCAGCAGATGATCTTGCTCGCTTAACAAACTTATTATAGAACTGGCTTGCCGTTCCACCCTTTTTACCCTTACCCGGCCCCGCTAATTTAGCTGGGAACTTGTTGTAGAATCCTAATCTCTTTCCTCTGGCAAGTCTCCAATTCGCAATCTTAAAAGCCTCTTGGCTACCCATATAATTAACAGTTGCCTTTTTCTGGGTAGTCTTTCCACCCTTACTCAATGCAACATACTCGCCCCTCTTCTTTGTTGTTTTAACATAAGAAGCGGTAACGGTTTCGATTGCCTTCATATCATCAGAAATCTTTTCTGGGTCTGCTTTGTCTGTCAGTTTGCTTGCCCTCGCACAAATGTTGGCCGCTCTGCGGTTTAGTTCGTTGATTCTGTCTCGGCGTGTTAGGTCTAGGTATAGGTCAATCGTCCTATTAAACTCCCTCACATCTAGCTTAAATAGATTGCCCATAAACTTCTTCTTTATGTTAAGTTAGTCCTAGCAGTTTTTCTAGGTTCACTAATTCTTCCCCCGCTACGCCCCCAACCTTGCGACACTTTACCCCATTCATCCATAGATAGGCGTGGCTCGCTTGCGTCATAAGGGCGAGAGGCAACTCCCATAATATATAATCCACGCTCCATCCTGTTTTTTCTGCCAACGAGAACACGAAGCTCGCTGTTCCCGCTGGCGTTAGGCGTTTCCCAAGTCGGGCTGATGGGGGGCTGGGATGGCCTCCACCTTGCCTTTCTGGGCTTCGTCCAAGATGTTAGAGACGATTTGGGTAGCCGCATCTCGATCTGCCTCTGTCTTGCCCTCAATAAAATCCATAATCTTCTCACGAAACAAGTCCCGATTCCAAGCCAGTTTGATCGCCTCTTTCCTGCCCTTGGCAATCTGGATGTGCATATAGATGAACGACCAGATAAAGTAGATCGATGAGTCGTTATCATCCCTTACTTGTAAAAGGAGTAGTCTTGAGCCTTCCGTGTAAGGGGCAAGTTTTTGCCCCATATATTCCTTGTCTGGGGATATAAAGGCCGAGTTTAGTTCTTCGTCGAGGGATATGTTCATAGATGCTTTAGGATTGCCCTTCTTTGTTCCGAGGTTGCGTTTTCTGAGATGAGTAGAGTTTGCCCGCCCCTTTGTATCACCCGCACCGGAACCGCCCTCTTGAGAAGCCCCAAGAAGGTTTCTCGGTTCTCCAAGGCCGCTCGAACATATCGAATGGGGCTTTCTAGGTCGCTTTTCATTTCTGACCAAGGTCGCTCCATTTCTGCCCTTGCCTCTGCCCCTGCCCCAGCCTCGAACCAGAAGGTTGCTTGGGTGCTTCCATCCTCTTTTATAGTCCTCGTTACTGGGTCTAGCTGTCTTGGCTTTGCCCCAAAGGAAGCAACGGCACTAGCCACTTTTATGTTAGTCGTTCCCCAATAGGCTTCGGTCATAAGTTTAGGATTTCATTAAGAGGTTTAGAACCTCTTTAACTTACATTCGGATAGCCAGTAGCCGAGATATCGAGGGTCACAAACGCATCGTTGCTCTTGTTCAGCGTGATGGAGTCGATGCGGGTAGTTCCGAGGGTGGTTGCATTCGCCAAGGCCGCAAGAGCCGCCCCAGCAGTCACATTGTAAGAGCCGGTAATGGCAACCGAGAGGGAGTAGGAGGTTGTGGCGTTATAGTATCCGATAGCAACTATATCGCCGGCGTTATTGCGGACTTCATTCTTCTCAACATTACGAGCCTCTGAGAAGCTCTGAACCAGCCCGATGCCAGCTTCAGCAACCAAGCCGAAAGACAAGCCCGCCGTGCCAATCGTGACGGCCGCCATTAGATTGAAACCTCGTTAGAAAGTGTGTTTTGCATAATCTCCTTTGCTTGTGTCAAATTATCGTGGGAACACCCGCACCTTAATCAATTCCCAGATCGTAGAAAATACCGCTCCCGACACTAGGGCTACTAGCCAAAGTTTGGTTTTAATGGTGTGCGACTCCCTCTCAAGGGTGTCCACCTTGCTGTTAATCTTGCTTGTCCATTGAGCCAACTCGCTAGTGTGGCGTTCCAAAATCGAGATTATATTGGTCTGCCGTTCCTCAATCCTAGCAAGTCTCTCTCTTAAATCAGCCACTTGGTCTGCGCTCATACTTCACAATCCTCTGCCCCTTCGCACACACGAACGCATAGATCGCCGTTGGTGTCGTAAAACTTCTCTATGTAGCCCTCGGCCTCAAGCCATTTGAGCGAGGACATGAAATCCTCATAAGTGTATTGATGCGTCATACTGGCTCTACTTGCTCGGTGTCTTGCCTGCGTCCTCGGCCGCTTGCATTTCTGAATACCTTGGAAGCCCTGTGTTATCTACTGGGCGTGGCGAGCAGGAACAGAGCAGGAGAGCGAGAAGGAGGAGGGGCATTAGAATCCCCACTTGGAGGACAAGTAGGCCTCTACGCTGTTAATTTGTTCTGTTGTTAGAGATTGATTATAGATAATTAGTTCTGCGATGTCCCCATTAAATCCTCTGGCTGCGTCTGTCCGATTTCCTATTTGATAAGTTGTATTGGCCGTACTAAGTGCAGAACTTGTATTGCCGGTTGCAACTAAAGATTTATTTATTCTCAAGGTTGTGGTTAAACTGCCAACTCCGCTCAGTCTTGCTCCAAATAAATAAAAGCTACCTATTGGAGCCGAACCTCCACTCACTTGCCCACCTCCTCCAATCATTGAGATACCACTGCCAAAAAACATAAATAAATTAATTACATTAGAACCTCTTTCAAACATCCTTCCTGCGCTGCCACCCCCTAAACCTATTGGATTTGCAACCACAAAAGCCGTTAAGGTCAGCAAATTATTGTCGGGTATATTTCCAGACACAAGAATATCATTACTGCCATCAAACCGAATGACATTTTTAGAGTTTTTGATTCCTGTTTTTAAGATTGGTTTATTTGCTTCAGTATTTTGGGTAACACTATATCCGCTACTGCTCTGATCTTCCCATCTGGCAATAGTAGCACCATCCGTAGTTACTGGATTGCCACCACTTGTTGCATCAAATAAGCCCTTAGTTGCGTCTAGCCAAAGTTGTAATCCAGATATCCTGCTAGGATTAAATAACCTTCGCCTTTCCATATTTACAGGCAATGGATTGGTTGCCGAATACAGGGGCATCTTCCCCTCCTAACTAACTTGCGTCACCCTAGCCGTGCCTGCGGTGGCGAATACGGCCGAGTGCGTGATAGTCGTTTGATGATTTGGCACTTCGTAGTAATCCCCCGCCGATAGGCGAACTTGGTATGCGATGGTCGTGCAAGTTGCCCCTGCACAGATATGAAGGTTGCCAGCTCCCTCGTTAAAAATCGTCAGCACTTCTCTGCTCGCATTGAAATTAGCAAGCACGGTAGAGGCCGTTGTGCTGGTAAAGTTAGAGGTAGTGACGGCCGTGCCTTGCAAGGCGAAGGTGTTGGCCGTGACCGTCCCACTAATCGCAGGGAGAGACGCAATCGTTACGCTGTTAGATATAGATGCCGTTACAGAGCCGATCTGGGCTGTGCCTGCTGCGAGGGTTACAGAACCCGAAATCGTCTGTGTGCCTGTCGGATTAGCGGTAACTGTGCCAGCAATTGCAACCGTGTTGCCGACTGTGACTGTTCCAGAAACAATAAGAGGTGAGCTAGTACCATATTCTGCGCCTTGATCATCAATTATTGATACTGCCAATCTATTGCCATTCGCAAATCCATCACCCTCAACGGTCATATTTAATGGAATTTGATTTATTGAGTTTGTTCCAAAAACATTCGCAGTCACCGTTCCAGAGATGGCGGGAAGCGATCCGATAGTGATGCTGTTTCCAATCGTGACGGAGGAGATGCTAATGGGAACCGTCCCGCTGATAGACGCCGTCACGCTTCCGATTTGTGCCGTGCCTGCTCCGATGGTGACTGTCCCTGCTCCAATCGTCACTACTCCGATGCTGTTTGTGCCAGTAGGTAGGGCAGAGCCGATGGTAACCGTGCCAGAGATTGCTAGTGGTATGCTATTCCCGGCCCCATCTTGCATAGGTCGTATTGGGAAACCGTTATTGGCTCCAACCCTTTGAACCCCTCCGATTGAATCAAATGCAACTGCAACGCAAGGTAGACCCGAATTTGCATCTAAGTCAGTTCTAACAGATACCGTGCCGGAGATGGCGGGGAGAGAGCTGATGGTGACTGAGTTTCCAACCGTAACTGTCCCGCCCACGGTAACTGCGCTTGCTCGGAGTTGGGTGTTGGTAAGGCCAGCAGAAGTCGCATTGACTATATCTGTAATCGCTTGAGTGCCAAGGCTAACAACCGTATGGGCTGTGATATGTTGACCGCTAGAAAGGATGGTTGAGAGCGTAGTTGCCGACTGATTGCCGTCTAAAATTGGGAGTGCCATATTCTCAAGCTCCTTGTTAAATCACGGCCACATACATAGAGTTTCGCTCTTCGCTGAAATCTAAGAATCGCAAACCATCGTCTAGCTCTGATGGGGTGCAAATTAGGCTCATCTTCAAGCCCCTTTGCCAAGCCCTTTTGGCTGTTCTAATAGTTGGGGTTTGACCAGTAATCCGTGCCGTATAAACCTTTGTATCGACTATGTTATTTTGTATCTTGGTAAAGAGAGGAGGGGTTTCAGAATAGAATGCCTCAAAGATAGAGCAGTATTCAGCGTCAAAAGCCTCTTGGCTTGTCTTGGCCGCCGTGTCGGAGTAGTCGATTGTTACGGCTACTTCATAAACTCCGGTGTAGTTGCCGAGGAGCTGACCCCCTACCGATGCGGAGATTGTTGCGAAGGGGAATGGCTTTGCCCCCACCCGATTAGTCTTATAGGTGTTTAGGTTGGGAACATTAGCCAAGAGATTCTCAATGGCATCCTCGATATTGATTTGGACGCTCTGGTTCATTTCTTTGCCGTGGCCGTGATGTCTAGCGTCATAGCCCTTGACCAAGTTCTATTCTGACTTATCACGGCGGGGGTATCCCCGGTCACCTTCGCCACATAGAAGGTTATGTTTGAATTGGTTGTAAGGTAGCTCGCCAAGTCTGGGTCACGATAGAGTTGTTCTAGGATATCATAAAACTTGGCATCAAAGTCGGCTCTTGCGGTTGTGTCTGCCCTAGCGACATAGGTAATTGTGGCGGGAGTTTTGAACACACCAGAGAAAGGCACAAGCTCCTCTGACCCAATCTGGGCTTGAACCGTAACGCTCGGCATCGTCCTAGCCGTGCCTCTCTCGCTCGTAAAGAAGTTCACCCCGCCTATCCCCGAAACTACATTTAGGAGGGCGTTCTCCACCTCCCTCTCTATCGAGGCCATTAGGTTGTAATCTCCGCAAGTTCGATGGTAAAGGAAAGGCCATCTGTGCTTTGCGAAAATCCTCCGATCATACGCTCCACCCCGCTAACTGTGCAAAGAGAGCCGATGACTGGGGCAGAGATTCCAGAAGCTACAACTACAAGGCTCTGAGTCACCCTAAACACTTCACCGCCTATCTCCAACTCGCTTGCCGTGGTTAGGTCTGTGACAGAGGCAGAGACGGAACTTGAGCCAAGCCCTGTGACTGTTTGAAACATATCCGCAATCATAAATTGCAGATCAGTTGCGAAGTAGGAGGTGGGGATACTGCCAGCCATAAAACCACCTCTTATGTCAATCCATCCTTACTAGCCCTTGAAAGTGAAAAACATTCTGCACTTCTGACTCATTTTTCTCACCCCAAAACTTGCTTTCCTTCTCCCTCCTAACCGCAGAGGCTATGATGATAGGGCTAGAATTGACCGCCCAGAACTGATCTGCCCCCCTAATGGCCTTCGCCATTTGCTCAATCGATTGTGCTGTGTAGGTGTTCAACCCTTGAATCTTTATGTCTGGGGGACACAAAACAAACACGCTCTCTTTGCCAAGCTCTTTAACTGCATCTTGGATTAGGGTTAGCGGGTTGCGGTAGAATGTTTGGGATATGCCAAAAGGGGCAACTAGGTTGTAAGTCTCTGGGAGTCCCTCGGCTGGTTTATCGTCTAGCTTATCTAGGATAATGTTGGTCTTGTCTGCTTCCTTAATCTCTGGATGGCTATAAACAAAGTCGTGCCAAGTCTTTTTACTTTTTATGAAGTCGTTGTATTTGTTCGGCCATATCTCCAAATCTAAAACATCTCCCTTGCTCCCAGCCTTCACATAGCTAACCAAATCAAAGACTCCGTGATATTGATCGAAGCAATCAAAGAAAACTTCGTGGCCTTGGTCGGCTAGGTATTTGCAAGCCGGAAGGCAACGAAGCACATCCCCAAGCCTCTGCGAATACTTAATAGTTTTAACACTCATCAACTACGCTTTTGTCTGTTATGAATGGAAAATAATCCCTTAATCGAACTGGGCTTGTGGTTTGTTGCAGTCTTTCCCATCCCTCGACTAGCCCCTTATACCCATAGAAATCTTCTTTGAATTGTGCCTGCTCCTTGGTTGCGTAGGCGAAGTGGTCGAAGGTTAGCCCCCAAGTTTCTGTCACCCCCCTTGGAATCATCATCGATTGGACATTCAGCTTGGGGGGTTCATGGCTGGTGAAGTGAACATCCTTCCCCCACTTCCAAGCCCTAAACCACTCGTACCAATTTGAACCCAAGCCCTCCCTAGTCACTACTTTTTTATTCTGCCCAACATAGTAATTACAATGGAACTGCATCGCTCGCCCATCCTCGCACCCCTTGAGATGCCCAAAGATTGCCTCTATTTGGTCGGCTCTCCACATCTCGTCTGAATCAATTTGCATCACCACGCCATTCTCCACCCCCTGCAACGATTCGTTAATCATCGCCAGCTTGCCGGGGAAGGGGTTTGACCTCCAATAGACTGAAACATTCTCGCTCCTTATACTTTCCAAATATTCGTGCGTTCCATCTATGCTCTTGAAATCCTTGTGCCATTTGTCGGGAACTTGCTTGCACCAGCGGGTGCATCCTAGAGGCTCGCTCACCCCCTCAACTATCCTCCATTGCCAAGGAATCTTTAGCTTTTGAAACTCGGCAAGATGCCTCTCAATGTACGGCATCCCATTAAGAACGATGGTAAAGATGGTTAGCATTGTTTTACCCAGCAATAGTCTATTTTTTGAGCCTCTGGGAATATCTCATTAACTGCCCTTATGACTCCCGGCCAAGCGGAATTATAATCGTGTCCAGCCAGTATCCCACCCTTGCGAACTTTGGGCATCCAGTTTTCAATGTCCATCTTCACGGCCTCATAGGAATGATCTGCGTCTATAAAAACTGCGTCTAGAGACTCGTCTTTGAAAAGCCCCGCCGCCTCGTTTGTTGTCATTCTGTGGGCTTGGTAGGGTCTGGCAAGTAGAGACATATTAGAAATAAATTTATCATATAGGTCATTAGATTGATCTTCCGAGCCATTAAAGGGGTTTCCTCCCCAAGTATCGACAATATGAACCTCGATCTTTGGGCTTTTGTTGTATGCCTCAACCACAAGGAATGCCGAGCTTCTTCCCTTCCACGCACCAAGCTCGACAATCTTACCATCGTCTCTGCAATTCTCCACAAGCATTTTATAGACATTGGGCGAGTCGAACCAAGCCTCTCCAAAATCTGCAATAATATGGTTCATAGTTCGTAAGCTTCGTTGTATTCGCCTGCTTCTGTTGCCTTGTAGCCGAGGGCTTTTAGTTTATCAATGCAAGAGTTGTAGTTTTTACCCTTTGCTAGAAATCCATCGGAATGAAGAGTCTCAAATTCGATTCTTCTGATATTGTGTTTTTCAATATCAAAATTAAGTATGATCTCACAATCCAAGCCCTCCGCATCGATATAAAGTCTATCGCACTTCTCGATTTTATTTGAATGGAGGAAGCTGGTAAGGCTTGTAGCTGGTACATTGATTGTATCAAAACTTGTATGGCCGTGGTCTATTAGGTGATTTTTTAATGTCGAGGAGTGGGCGTTGAGTGCCTTTGAGCGTGGGATGTGCAAGTCAACAGAGTCGGCATCGTTCGGGACAATCGCAAGGTTGTAGAATCTGGCTTGCTTAAAATCTGAATATGTCTGCTTGCAATCCTCGAGTACTTCTGGGTTTGGCTCTATGAGATGTATTGCCTCGATGCTCTCCCTGTTCTTTTGGCAAAAGTCTAGGATATGATCTTTACCGTCGTTACATCCAATTTGAACAATGGTCATAGCTGGAATATGGCCGCACCATTACGCACCGACAAATCTTCCCAGAGCAGTTCGGCAAATCCCTTGAGCTTGTGGTAGTTCGCCCAGTTCTTAATATCGTTCACATCGTCCAAGGCGATGATTGCCTTCTCTGCTAGGAATGGGCGAACGCAACGCAGTTCTGATTCCCCAGAAAAAGGCGAGCCATCGATCAGCACAAAGTTAAAATCCACATTATGCTCGAAATGGATGTCCTCGATGGCGTTGGTTGAATATGGAAAGGCGGTTTCTAGGCAGACATTGTGCCAGCCTAGGATTGTTTCGATGGGGTATTGATTGAGGTTTGTTTTGGTAGTTCGGTAAAACTCCTCGATGTCGTTCTTGTTCATCCAGAATTTCGACAAGGTTGCCGTTCCATTAATGGCAACGCCTCCCCTTGCAGATAGATTCATCGAGTGTCTGCCGATGCGGTCTGGGTGGTTCTCAATGCTGAATAGCCTTTTTGTCTTAATACATTGAGTCGAGCCGTCCCCAGTTCCTCCCCCGATCTCTAGCCCTACTTCTAGTCCCTCGCTGTACTTTGCAAGGGCTTTGCCGAATGAATCGTTAATGCTTACTTCTTGCACTTTGCGTATCCAGTAAGAGCCTTCACGATCACATATTGAATCACCGCTTCCTTGTCGTGCTTTAATGCAAGCATCCCGCACTCATACAAATCTTTCTCTGCTTTTTCGTCATAGGTAATATCAACCTTCACATACTTGGTGGGGTCGGGGCGAGACTTGCCGAATCTAATCATACCAAGCCCCTTAATATTCTCTCCCTTTTTTGATTGCCTACATCCAATTATTTGCTTTGCGTTTTTCATAAATTGCTTTTCCTTTTTGGTAGAACTCCGGCTTGTTGTGGTTTTTTAGTTGCTCGTCTGGGTTGCCCCCAGCGAACATAGGATTCTCGTGTTTGAATTGTATTTGTCTAGCCTCGATTACTGCTTGTTCTGCATAGGCTCTTTCCGTGAACTCGTTGTCCGAATAGATGCCGTCCGAGTCTTGGTAGTCTGGATGGAATAGATGCCCTTGCTTCTTGAGCCTAGCTTGCGTCAGAATCGCCATACAGAGGAGTTTATCTGTGCGTAGGCCATCTGATACTGCCAGCACTTTCTCTGCCTTTGTATCCCCAATAGCGTTCGAAATTAGGGCATCCCAATGGCGGGGTGGTGTCCAATCATCGCTCATTTGAACGATAATGTCCCCTTTAGCTATTTTAGCCCCTGCGTTCCAAGCGTTGACGATGCCTCCGGGGTTCACTCGGATAGCTTGGTGGGGGGTGTAATCAATCGCCTCATCGTGATCGACCATAAACAACCACTCAATTTCTAGCGGGTTTTGAGCTAGGGAAAGCCATTGCCAGCGTCTCTGCCAAGCGACTTGCGGCCTCCCCCTCGTGGCGTGAACGATTGAGATTTTTGGGGCGGGTCTGAACTTGCGAATCTTCTCTGCCTCTCCCAGCTCCCCTACACACACCGAGGCCGTCTCATATAAGTCCATCGCCTGCCAGTTGTAAATCGCCTCTACCAAGTTCCAGTAGTGTGCTTTGGGACGATGCAACGCCATACAAGCCCTGCCCGCACCATAAGCCTTTACCCAGTTCCCTTTCCCTGCCCAATGGTTTGCTATATAGAAATAAGCCTCTCGCCTATCGGGCTGAAGTGATATGGCTTGCCCAAGGTAAGAAAGCCTCTCATTTTCTGGAACGCATCGACCAAGGTTGCATAGAACATCGTAGCGAAGCGTGTCCTCTAGCTCCGAGAAGCCCAAGGCTCGCATACTGGAATCAATGCACTTGTCGTATTGACCAGACAAAAAGTATTCTTGGGCTTGGTAATAAAGAGCGTTGGGGGCAGTTGAAAGCGTATCCTCTAGGATTCTAAAGTTCCTTTCAGCACTTTTGGGCTTATATCCAGCGGGCTTGTGGATGCGGAAAATCTTGTCCACCCCAATCGTCTTGTTTGGCTCTTTAGTAACAAGCATTTCGTGGACTCGGTTTTTCCAGCTACAAGTCCCCCTCTTGGAAATTTCTTCTCGGAGCGGGATGAGGCCGGCGTTGTCCACATTGTATTTTAACGCCACAAGGTGAGCGTCTTTTTGGATAGCAAGGTCAATAGCCTCTTCGACTATCTTACCCCCATCCTCGGCCATTACATCGTCAGCATCGACCCATAAACACCACTCACTCGAACAAGCCTCTAGTGCCGTGTTCCTTGCCGTGGCGAAATCGTCAATGTGAGGCCAGTCGTTCTTGTTGGTATAGTGAACAATCTTCGCACCCAACCCCCTTGCAATCTCCTCTGTTTTATCTGGAACAGCGTTCCCCCTAGCGATGCAAACAACAAGCTCCTCTGAAATGGGCTTAAAAGACTGAAGGCATCTGGCGATATATTCTTCTTCATTGCCAGCGATAAGATAAACAGAGATAGGATGTTTCAAAGGGATTTCGGGGGTTAGGATTTTAGTTCATAAGGATGTCAAAAAAGAAAAGGGGGGAGAGCTTTCGCCCTCCCCCCATTCCTTATGAAACAACCAACAGCAATTCTTTAGGCGAAGCTAGTGGTGATACGAACAGCCGCATTAGCGTCGATGACTACTTCATCGGTGTTCATCCGCACCCGCAACACTTGGCTACGGCGAGCTTCGTCACGATAGCTTTCGGATACGAAACCACCAGCCGAGTCACCCGACCAGACCAGCGTGCGTCCGATTCCACCAGCGGTGAACTCGCCACCCGCCACTTGGCCGACGATAACCTTGGCCGAGCTGATTGCGAATGAGCCGGTGTAGCTCTTGTTTTTTCCAGCCGTGTTGATTGCCGCACGACCAACAAGGAGTTTCTGAACTCCCAAGGCCGCCGCGATTTCAGCTTCGTTCAACAGGCGGGCACCAGTATTGGAGATAACTCCGAAGAACTGATTCTGCAAGAGGGTCGAGCGTCTGATTAACTCAAACACATCGGCGTTCATTGCAACGCAGTTGGCTTCGTAACCCAATTTACCAAGAGCCAATTTGGCGGCCGCCACATCACGAGCTACATCGATTGTGGCGATGTTCGCTTGGGTGTAGGCAACTGCCGCACTTTGGTCAGCCGTGGTGAAGGGGGTGCTACCAGCGAACAGCAGGGTGTTCACCCGAGCTTCGTGGGAGAGCTTTAACTGACGGAGCAAGAACTTCGCAGTTTCGCTTTCATACGAAAAAAAGCGCGACAAATCTGCAACGCTACTATCGTCCAGAAGCTCCTCCAAGCCAAATTCGTCCGTGGAGTAGTTCGCAGTTCCAAAGGAACGAATCCCTCGGCTGTATCCCGAACCAGCATCACGAGCCGTTGCATTGTTGGAGAGCAACTCTGCACCGCCGAGTTGGACTTTGAGGTAAGTTCCGCTCTTTGCATCTACATTCTGCAAAGGGAGAAGCTCTGCCCCGATTAAACCCACATCAGCCGTGGGGGCTTCGATCAACGCTTGGTTGATGTCGGCACGAATTGTTGAACCGCCTGCGATATAACTCATTGTTTTATATTCTTTCTTGGTTGGTTAAATTACTGGGTTAAAGGAACTGCGACTTCGATGACTGCATCAGCCGCGCCACCTTCGAGAGCAACTCCGACAACGCCCACATTGGCCGCCGCAGTTGTCACAAGGCCAGCCGTGCTAGTAGCCACTAGGCCACCGACAGCAATCGCCGTGTCACAAGTTGCAAAAAAGGTTGGGTAGAACAGCTTGACTGCGCCATTATCACCAGCCGCTACATCGGAAATAGTAGAGCCAACCGCACGAGCCGTGCCGGAGACTGCCGCTACTGCCAATCCATCTGTTCCGATTTGGACGAATCGGTAAGCCGAAATCGCCGAAGCGAAGTTAAAGGTGCGAATTGCACCACCGTCAATATTTGTTGCCATTTTAGTATTATCCTTTGTTTAGAGTTTAGTGATACCACGAGACAACGCCTCGGTGTATTCTTTGGGGTTGGAGAGCATCACGGCTTTCATGGCCTTGAGCTTGCTTGTTCCGTAGTCGCTATGGGCGGCCACGAGTGCTTCAAAAGTTTTGGGTTCTTCCTTTTTCTCGGAAGGAACTTCGATTGAAGGGGAGGCGGGGATGGGCTTAATGCCGAACTCGGTCAGAACTTTCTTCACAACCTCGCTCATTTCCTCGGTCTTCTCCTCTTTCTCATCTTCATCTTCTTTTTCGATGACGATCTTGGGAGCTTCCTCGGCCATCTCCTCTTTCTTCATTTCTTCCTTGGGTTTCATCGCCTCTTCCAAGGCGGCGAGACGAACCTTAATTTCGTCCATATCTTTTTTGTAATCTGTGTTTTCCATATTTGTTTTGTCCTTTTTGTCAAGTGGAGCTTCCTCCACGGCTTCTTTGGCTACGGCTGGGATGCTCTTGCCTCCCTGCACATAACCGAGTTTTTCCATAAACTTAACCATCTCCTCGAATAATCCATTCGTGGCGGCTGGGCTGGAAACTAAATCAGCAGAGGCGATGCTCTGCGGTCGAATGTAATCCTTGCCATTGATGGTCTCGCTCTCATTCACGAAGGCTAGGGAAACGCCGAACTGGTCGGGGGCTTCAGAGGCCATCTCTTTGATGAGGCCGTAGTGGGGGGAGTTGCGGAGAAGGCGAAGGTCTGCCACTAGCTTGTCCCCTTCGATGCGGGGGTTTCTTGCGAAGCCAACGACTGCATCCAATCCGCTTCCGTGGTTCATCTTGACCTTCACGCCGTTCTTGGCACTTCCCATAAGTTTGAGGGCAGTCTCTAGGCTGGTTTTATCCACGAAAAGGTCGTGTCCTTTAGCCTCTCCCACCTCCAAAATACTCACTCCACCTAGCTCCATTTCGTCCATCTCCTCGTCCCTATATGTCGAATAGGCTACGGCTGAACGCTGGCTTTCGTCTGGGAAGTCGCTAACAGCCTGCTCGTCTCCCATAAAGCGGGAAACAAAGTCTTGTTCGGATTCGTCAGCGGAGGGAATTGGTAGGGGCATAAGCCTAATCCTTGTTGTCAATTATAAGTTTTTAGGATGCTGTTAATGTTGGCTAATGATTTATCAATATCGTCTGCAATATATTTATAACTTGTTCCTTTTAACTCATTCTTCCAGAAGTCTAAATCTTTTCTCGTTTCTTCGATCAAATCACTATTTTCTTTTATATCTTTTGAATTGAGCATTCCTTGAATAGTCTTAAGTCTTTCAATGGACTTTTCTTTTGCGTTATTGATTGCTGGTTTTCCAATAACTTGATAGCCACCTATATTATCAATGTTTTTATTTAATTCATCCATTTCTTGACTTCTTTTGATTCTTTGACCCGGAGTCTCTTTTGGTTTTTGAGATTTCTCTTCTCTGCCTTGCTCTGTTGGCCTCTTGTAATCTTTGGGGAATTTCCCACCGGGTCGGGTTGGGGTATAGCCTCCTTTGAGCGGGGGTCTGCCGTAGCCTTCTGCACACTTATTATCTGGCCCGAAAGTCCCACCCTCATCTTGCCCGCAATCTCTGCCAGCAACGAACTCGGTTTTCGTTGTTTCAAAACCAAATTTTTCTTCTAGCAAATCACCATCTGCCTTACGATAGCTTTCTTTAACCTCTCCTCCACCCGCCATCTTAAGAAACTTGTTCACCCTAGCCATCGCCCAAGCGTTTCTTGAGTTGGGTCTGCCCCCGGTGATAGTGGGTCGGAAGCTAGTCGAGAACGCACCCGCCCCCCTTCTAAACACTTTCTTCAATGCTCCAAGCGTAGGGGCTTTCCTTGAGGGGTGCTTGTCTTTGAACTCTGCAATCTTGTTCTTGAGGGCTTCCTCGTTCTGTTCTGAAATCTCAATATCCCCTGCCTTGCTTCTAGTGGATGCTGTGCCTTTGGGGTTCTCCTTTGAGCCTTTGATTCTCTCTTTAGGAGGGGCTGGGGTTTGAGAGACTGGTCGGGCTAGTTCTTTGTTGTCCCTTGCCTCCATCTGCCCCACTACTTTCCTTGCCCACGCATAGCCAGCATCACCGCCCCATCCGTGCCAAGCCTGCCAGCCCTTGCCTTGCTCATCCCAAGTTGCCCCCTTCTTATCGACTTCGTGGCGAGTTAGGAAGTTCAGCATCCTCTTGACTGTATCTGGAGAGAGTTTCACGCCATTCTGCAAATCCCTAGCCCTAGCAAGCCCCACAGGGGTCATTCCCCTTTGGCTGGGTGGTTTCGTATCCCGCACCTCTAAGGCTCTTTTGGCGGCATCCCTAGCCCCTTGCGGGGGGGTAAAATCAATCCCATCATACTTCGCCAATTCAATCCCGCCCATCATCCCCTCGATGAGCATCTTGATTGATGCTGGGTCGAGGCTTTCCAAAACTTCTAAACTACTTTTTTTTTGAGTTGTGCCTTGGGGGGCGGGCGGGGTGGGTGCGGGTTCTTGAGGGGTCGAGCCTCCCGAAGTATCCCCGCCTTGGTCTTTTGTAATCTGTTGTTTCTCTTCCTTGGTCGTTGGGATGGTTGTCCCGATATTTACCCCAGCGACGATTGCCCTTGCTTGGTCTGGGCTGATGGTTGGGAAGGCCGCTGTGATAATCGAAACTGCACCCTCCTTGGAAACTGCACCCATCGCCACGGCATTGATAACATTGATAAGCGAAGCGACTTGCGCTCCGTTGAGCGAAGCACCGCCAAGCATATCCTCGTCCGAAGGTTGTCCAGCGGGCTTCTGTTCGCCTTCTGGTGTAGTTGCTTGTGCTTTTTGTGAATCTCTGGTCAATCCCTCTGCGGCGATGTCGGAAATTGTGTCTGCCGAAACTTCATACTCACTAGCCAAATCCTTAATCAGCTTGGCCTCAATAGCCCTTTGTCGCATAGAGCTTTCAAAATCGAGCCCTCTCTCCGAGTAAATTTGACTGGCGGTCATCAAGCCCGCTCGAAATTCTGACAAGTTAGCTTGGCTCTCCCTACCTAAATCAATCGATACATTCGCCCCAAAGTTGAAGATTCCCTTGGTCGTTCTTGTTCCAACATTGTTCTCAATCAATCCCCTAGAAACTGCGTCTGCAATCACGATGTTTTTAATGGGGCGAAGAACTTTATCATCGAGGAGCTTCTGGTATCTGCGGAAGGTTCGCCCTGCTTGTTGCATCTCAAGGCGGGCAGTCGGGCCACTCATAGCGGAAGGGTCAACGGCAAATGAATAAGGGATGCCAAGGCCAAGGCAAATGTTCCGCAAAAGAATCTTGTGGAACTCGGCGAACGCTCCACTTGGTCGGCTCGGGCCATCTGGGAAAATAATATCTTCGCCCGGTTCTAGGTAGGAGATTTTACCCGACTCAATCGCTTCTAGCTTAATCGTGTTCCCATTTAGGTCTTCATCGTTTGTGAGCGAGGAGAGGTCGGAGCCATTGTTGTTATTGCGCTTCACGATGCCAGCTTGTGAGCTTGCATTTTTAGCGGCCATCTTCTCGAAGTTGATTATATCGTAGATGTCTGTTGCGTCATTGATAGCGGTGTGGAAAGCGGAGATTCCTCGGTACTGGTCAATGCGGAGTGGGTCGAACAAGTGAAAGGCTTGGCTTGAGGGGATGGTTGCTTGGTAGGTGTAAAAGTCTCCGATGCTTCGGTTGTAAATATCGTAGGCACTTGGCGCACCAGTATCTCGATCAATATGGATTCCACCAATCAAATCTAGGCTTGTATAAACCTTGAATGGGTCGCCCAATCTGTCTGCCTCAATGCCTTGAATCTTTAGGTTGCCATCCTTATCTCGAACCAAAACGAAAAGGAAGTCACCATCTCGGAGCATCGACATCATCGCCACTTGCATAAGCGTTGAACCGGTATGTCTTGTAGTTAGGTCGCACTTGTCCCACCACTCTGCCCAATATGCTTCGACCTCGGTATTGACTTCTGGGTTCTCGGTTCGGGCTTGGTAGGAGACATTGGCGGCGGTATGGCTAGCGAACTTCATTAAGATGGAGCGAACAAGGCCAACATTCTCTGCCAAGTCCCTCGCCCTTTTCATTAACTCTACTCGGTCGTAGTTGGAGCGATAATCTTCCGCACCAGAAAGCGAACTCGGCCCCTTGCGTTCCCTTGTATATTTAACCGCATCGTAAGAGAAGTTGACGAGCTTCTGCCGTGCAATCATCCGATTAACTGCCCCCTGCGGGTTCAGAAATGCAACGGCTTTATCGATTAAATTTAGCTGTGCTTTTTTCACGAGAACTTTGCGTAAGTGGTGCGGATACGAGTGCCGTTGGCAGACTCAATGGCTAGGGTCAATTCTGCGATAGTATCACGGACTTCGCCGAGGTTCGCCCTTGAAAAAGAACGGCCTGCGATCGAATAGCTTGAACCCGCCACCGCTATCGCTTCAAGACAAGTGATATATTTATCACGCAACGAAGTTAGGGTAGCAAGGGGTAGCCCGAGAAAATCACCCTTCGCCATTCACCTCCTCCTCTGTCAAACTTGCGGGAGAGACTTTCAGTCGACCATATAAAGCCGCACCGACAATCGACATACATTCACAGTCCATTAAATGATTATGCTTCCCGACTTGCTTCCACACAAGCCTTTCCCTTCCAGTCATAGGGTTTTTCACCCTCACCTTCACCTCTGCCTCAATGTGAACTCGCCAAACATCGGGAGTGTCTAGGGCTATGTAGCCGGGTTCTTTCAAAAGGTTGGAGAGGATGTCTTTGAATACCGGATTGCTCCACCTCCAAACTGGGCAGAACTTCCACTTCCACCCTGCCTTGGATTGAACTGCCTTACCGCTGAAGGGGTCACCATTGGCAATTCGAGCATAGGGGCGTTGTAGTTTTCGCTCGTCTACAATTTCGGAGAAGCTGGTGCGATCTGAGCCAAGCAACGCTATGAAGCCGTTCTTGCAACAGTTATAATATACTGATCTGGTCTGATCACCGCTGTCGCAGAAAACGCACTTGCTCTCCACCTTAAACTCCTCGGCCTTGGCTTGGATGTCTCCCCAAGTTTCCAACCTCCCAGCCCACACAAGCCTCGACCTCCCCTCCAAATCCCAAGCCCTAACAACGCACCAAGCGTGGAAGCCCCCCGCCTCTTGTATATCACAAGCCATAATCAGCTTCTCGTTCACTCTGACCTCGCCCATCTTATAATCCCCCGCTACGATCTCCATCTTCTCTGATTCGTGTTCCATCCAAGGCTCGGCTAGGACTCGGTTCACAAAGTCTTGCAGGCCGATGATTCCATTATGTTTGTCTTGAAGGTATTTGACCGCCAAGCTCCCAAAGCTAACCCACGGAGCGTATAGGCCATTGAGGTGATAGCTCCTGCGGTTAGGCTCGCCCTTGAGGTTGGTTGCCCTCCATTCGCCCTCACGAAGCATCTTGGTTTTCTGTCCGTCTGTGATCTTGCCCTTGCACTCCTCGCACTCGTAGTGGGTGCTAGATTTCACTAGCTTAAAATCATAAACTCCATCTTCAATCTTGGCCGCCTCGTCCCACTTCACTTGCCCCCAGATTAGTTTTTGTTTATGCCCGCAATGGGGGCAAGGCACGAAATAGAAACGCATATCCCCTTTTTGCCATTCGCTCCAAATAATTGAGTCGGCGGTTGTCGGGGTGCTGGTTGCTATGATTAAATGATTCGGGTAGGTGCTAACTCGTGCCTCTGCAAGTTGAACTGGGTTGGCCTCTCGCCCCGACCCTGCTTGCTCTGGAAACTTGTCTACCTCATCCATACAGAGCAACGCAATCGAGCGACTGGAAAGAGCCGATGGGCTTGTGCCAGCCCACCAGACCGAGCATCGCTTGAAGTGTTGCTCTAGGATTTTGATTTTGTCGGTGTTGTCTGGTTTTTCTTTGGCTAGGGCTGGGCAATCATCGATCATCGGCAACCACCTAGTTTCTGTGAACGATCTTGCTAAATGCTCGCTGGGCATCACCCACAAGGCGGGGCAAGGTCGCTCTGCTATTCGGTACGCTAGGCCAGCTAGAATCGTCGTGGTCTTGCTTGTTTGTGCCCCCCATACCAACACCACCCTACGAATCGAGTCATCGCCAAAGGCCTCTAGCGGTTCACGGACATAGGGCGTGAGGTTAGTCGAGTACGCTCCGGGTATGTTTGTTACACGAGCCGAGAGCGTAAGGTTTTTCTCTGCCCATTCTGGAATCGAGAGTTGTTCCCTTGGCTCAAACAAAAGACGAGCGAAGTTCTTGGCCTCATCGATCTGGTTCATCTCTTGACCATATAATCTTTTGCGTATGCCCAAGCTGGCTTGTGGTGGATTTCGTGATGGCACTCGAAGCAAACCGCCAAGAAAAACTCCACCTCATTTAGCCTGTCCCCAAATCTTCCTCGCCTATGGTGAACTTGGCTCGCCATCTTGTGTTGGCAAACTTGGCATACCGGATTGTTGGTTAAAAACTTTTCACGAACATCACGATAGACTTCGTTCTGGCCTTTTCTCTTGGCAGATACTCGGCGTAGTTTCCCACCTCGCTTGAGCGGGGTTTTGCGTTTAAGGGGAGAGCGTTTCATTCTTCAAAGAATGGCAGAATCAATCCCAGCAGGCCGAGGGTGGCAATGATAACAAGGAAGCACTCATTCATTTGTTAATCCACTTCCCGATGCACTCAAATAAAGTAGCGAGTAGATAGGCGAGAA